CGGCGATGTGTGGGGCGCGGTGAACATCGCGAATGCGCTGCGTGAGCAGCAGTCGAGGGGTCGTGTCGTCGAGACGATCGTCGACGGGCTCGCGGCCAGCGCCGCATCGATCATCGCCATGGCGGGCACGCGCGTGGTGATGGCCGACAACGCGCTGATGATGATCCATAACCCGTGGACCGTCGAGATCGGCGAAGCCTCGGTCATGCGCAAGACCGCCGACACGCTCGACACGGTCCGCGGCCAGATCGTCGCCACCTACCAGTGGCACTCCGAGCTGCCGGACGCGGAGATCGCGGCGCTGATGGATGCCGAGACCTGGATGAACGCGGACGAAGCGCTCGCCAACGGCTTCGCTACGGACAAAGTCGAAGGGCTGAAGGCTGCCGCGTCGATCGCGCCGAAGGCGATCGCCGCGCTGAAGGTGCCCGAACGTTACAAGGCGCGCATCGCCGCGTTCACCCGCCAGCCGGAATCGCCGGAGCCGAAGCCTGAGCCTGCGACTGCGAGCGATGTGCTGGCGGTCTGCGAAGCCGCGGGCTGTCTCGATCTCGCGCGAGGGTTGCTGGCGTCGAACGCGACGCTCGACCAGGCGCAGCAGAAGACGGCGACGGTCAAGGCCGAGCGTGAAGCCGCGAAGGCGCGCGAGACCGAGATCCGTGCGCTGTGCGAGCACGCCAAGCTGTCGCCGTTGGCCGACGGCTACGTGCGCGGCACCATGGCCGCTGCTGACGTGCGGACGCACCTCGCAACCATTACCGCGAAACTCGACAGCGTCGAGATCGATAGCGGGCTTAACCCGGACGCTGGCACGCAGGGCCCGGCGAACGCCTGGGACAAGGTCTTCGATCGCATCAAGCGGCGCGGCGTCGGACTGACTCACTGAGGAGGATTCGTTCATGAGCACCAAGACCGAAGGACAGCACTCTGCCGAGTTCCTCGTCAGCGAGGCGCCAGGCACGCGCAGCCGGGATCAAGTCACCGTGACGGTGCCGGCGAACACGACGCTGCAGGGCGGGTACGTGCTCGGTCGGAACGGCGGATCGAGCAAGTACGAGCCGTACGACAACGCCGCGAGCGACGGCACGCAGCAGGCGGCCGGCATTCTGTACGAGACGCTCGTGAACGACACCGGCTCCCCGGTGGACAAGCAGGCCACCATCATCAACACCGACGCCGAGGTGCGCGAGGCCGATCTCGTGTGGCTCGACGAGGACAACGACGCCGCGGCGGGTCTCGCCGATCTGCTGGCCCTGGGCATCAAGGCCCGGTAGTCGGGCCGCACACCGACACAGAGGAGAAATCACCGATGGCCTCGATGGACGTCTTCAAAGCCGACGCATTCTCGATGATGAGCATGCTCGACGCGATCAAGAGCGTCGATTACAAGCCGCAATTTCTCGGCTCGCTGGGGTTGTTCCAGCCGAAGCCGCAGCGCACGCGCGTCGTGTCCGTCGAGTCTGTTGCCGACACGCTCGCGCTGATCCAGACGACGCCGATCGGGGCGCCGCTGCCGCAGCTCTCGGGCGACAAGCGGACGCTCCGCAACTTCAACACGGTCCGGCTGGCCAAGGGCAGTCGGATCAACGCGGAGCAAGTGCAGGGCATCCGGGCGTTCGGATCGGAAACCGAACTGATGCAGGCGCAGGCGGAAGTGGCCACGCGGCTGCAGGGGCTCATGGACGATCTCGAGCTGACCTGGGAGTACCACCGGCTCGGTGCCGTGCAGGGGATCCTGCTCGACGCGGACAACAGCGTCATCTTCAACTACTTCACCGAGTTCGGCGTCGCGCAACCGACGGAGGTCGTGTTCGACTTCTCGACGCTGACCGCCGGCGAAGTGCGGCCGAAGATCGAAGCTGAAATCGTCCGTCCGCTCATCCGGGCGGCGAAGGGCGCGTTCACGGTCGGGTCACGGATCGTCGCGCTCGTCGGCGACGACTTCTGGGACGCCTTCATCAACCACGCCGAAGTGCGGACCACGTACCTCAACCACGAACAGGCCGCCGCGCTGCGTGAGCCGACGGCCTTCTCGACGTTCCGGTTCGCCGGCGTCGAGTGGGTCAACTACCGTGGGACGGACGACAACTCCACGGTGGCGATCGAGTCGAGCGAGGCCAAGTTCTTCCCGGTCGGCGCGCCTGGGATCTTCCAGGTCGCATGGGGGCCGTCCGAGTCGATGGACGCCGTGAACATGCCCGGCCGCGACGTGGTGCCGATGGTGTTGCCGGACACGACGGGTCGCAACGCGTTCGTGGACGTGGAGGTCTACAGCTACCCGCTGTTCATCTGCACGCGTCCGCTGACGTTGCGTTCGGCGCGCATGGCGACGTAGAGCGGGCGCGCGTGAGCGATCTGCGGCCGGACATCGCCGCGCACTTCAGGGATTTCGCCGTGGATTGCACGGTGAGCCCGAAGGGGCAATCCGCGATCGACACCGAGGGGATCTGGCTGGATTTCGACGCCCTCCCCTCGGAGTTTCGGGAGTACACGCGGCGGTTGTTCGTGCTGAAGAAAGACGAGGTGCCGCAGGTGTTTCGGGGCGATCAGATCGATGCGCCGGAGCAACGAGGGGCCTCGCGAAAGGCGTGGATGGTGGACGAGTTCCTGCACAGCGACAACGAAGTTTGGCGGCTCGTGGTGCATGCCGGCGATCCGAGGGAGTCGTAGCGCGTGGACGTCAGAGTCAACCTGACATCGGGTCCGCACAGCCAGATGTTTGCGAATCTGGCGAAGGTGCCGACGTTCCAGGCGGCCCGCGCGATCAACCGCGCGCTGGCGTCTGGCCAGACCGTGGGCGTCCGCGAAGTGGCGCGCGATCTCAAGTTGCGGCAGGCCGATGTCCGCAAGTTCGTCAAGGTTGAGCCGGCGACGAAGTTCAAGCTCCTCGGTCGCATCTACGCGAGCGCGAAGCGTCTGCCTGTGATCCTGTTCGGGGCACGCCAGACGCGCTCGGGCGTCACGGCGCGCACCGCGCAGCGCACGTATCCGGGCGCGTTCATTGCCACCATGGGGTCTGGACACACGGGTGTGTTCATGCGGAAGACACCGACGCGGTCACGGAAGGGCAAGCCGCGCGGATCGCCAGCCCTGCCGATTCGGGAATTGTTCACGGTCTCGATCGCCCATGTGTTCATCAAGCACCTGGCCGCGATCAGAGCGCGGGCCATCGAGCAGCTCGCAAAGAATCTCGCGCACGAAGTGAAGCGCGCCGCCAAGGCGTAGGGAGCTGACAGCAATGGCTGAGTTCGATTTCAACAGCGCCGAACCCTTCGAAGTCATCTCGGCTCCGCTGCGTGCCTGGCTGGCTCCGGTCGGAACCGCATTCCCCGATGTCGATGAGGATCCCGGCGTCTCGTGGACGCTGCTCGGCGCCAACGGCGAGAAGAACATCACCCGTGACGGCGTGATCGTCCGACAGCCGCAGTCGATCAGCTACTTCCGATCGCTCGGCGACACCGGCCCGATCAAGGCGTTCCGGACCGACGAGGATCTGATGTTCGTCCTCAACCTCGCCGACTTCCGGATCGAGGCGATGTCGATCGTGATGAACCACAACGCGATCACGACCGTCGCGGCCGGTGCCACCACGGCCGGCAAGAAGCGGATCGGTCTGTCGCGCGGTCCTGGCGTTGAGGCTCGGGCGCTGCTCGTGCGCGGGCTGTTCTCCGCGTCAGGCGCGGGGATGTTCTGTCAGTGGGAAGTCCCCAAGGCGGTGCTCGACGGCAACCCGGAGCCGCAGGCGCAGCTCGGCACGCCGCTGATCTGGGCGCTGGACTTCCGCGCGATGGTCGACCTGACGGCGACCGATCCCACGGAGCGGTTCGGGCGCTTCCTTGAGATGACGGCGGCTCCGACCTCGTAGCGAGGTCATGGCGCATCCGCTGGTCGAGGAGCACGAGCGGCTGTCGCAGAGCACGCGCGCCCATAAGAGCGCGATTTACGAACACCGCCGCGAGCTGCGGAAAGAGGCGGCGCGGCTCGAACAGGTCGAAGCGCGATTGAAAGCCCTGGGAATCGCGCCTCGCTTTTCCCTCACCCAGAAGAATGGCGCAGGAGGATTCCACGGCCATGAACAGCACACAGGTAGTCCTGAACCTCACCACGACGACGAATCTCGCCGTTCGGATCGACGGGCGTGACTATCCGCTCCGCACCCTGCATCAGTTCAAGAGCATCGAAGATCGGATGGTCTTCGATCGCGATTACCTGCCGTTCGTGAGGCTGTTCGCCGAGATCGGGCAGAGCAAGAAAGTCACCGATGCGGTTGCGAAACAGCTTGCGGCCTCCTGTCAGCGACTCGTCCCGATCGTGCTGGCCGCGCCTCGCCCGGTGCTGCGTGCGCTGACGGATGTGCAGCGCATCGACATCATGACGGCTTTCATCAAGGGCTCCCACGCCGGCCCCGAGGCGAGCCGGACCGGGACGAAGGGCCGCCGACGCCGTGGATCGAGATCCTCCCGCGCCTCTCGCGCTTCTACGGGGGCACGCCTCTGATGTGGCTGCGCCGCGTCCCGATGGTGCTCGTCGAGTCCTATCTCGCGATGTTGCCCAGGCTCGAGGCCGAGGAGGCGATCGACGCGGCCAGTCGCGTCGGAGTGGGTTCAGGGACGATGTCGGCTGACACATCTCGGAGACTCCGGCGCACGTGGGAACGCCTGGCAGAGGGGAATACTCCACGGCCTCGCCTGACGCCGTCGGTCGAGCAGTTGTCGGTCATGGGGTTCCGGTTCATTCCGCGATCGGAGCAACGCCCGCGTGGCTGAGCAAGAAAACGTCCGCGTCGTCCTGGAGTTCACGGTCAACGATCAGAACTACGGGCCGAAAGTCGACAAGGCGAAGCGGCAATTCGAGGACTTCAAGAGTTCGATCCTGCGAGGCAGTGGCGAACTGACCCGCGCGCTGGGCGTGGGTCTCAGTGTCGGCGCAGTCGTGTCGTTTGCGCGGACCGTTGTCGAGACGGCCAG